TTATCATCCTCATTATCATCTTCATCCTTCTCCATTCCCATATCACCTTCAAACTTACTAAGCATTTTCTCTGCTTCTGTCATACGCATAGAATCATAATCAGTCATCTTATAAGCTTCTTCCTCAAGATCTTGACCTAACTTAGTAAATCCTAAAGTAATATCACCAAATAAATCCTTTATTTTTTGCTGTTCATCTAAAAATAATACACCACGTATTTTATCAGATAACTCTTTAACTGCTCCAAAAATTTTACTAAAAAATCCAAATACACCGTCAAGAAACCCCTTAAAAATACCAACAGCATCTTTAATCCATCCAATTACTCTACCAATTTGTTTTATAATTCCAGGTAAAGTATTAATTGCCCAACCAATTAGAAGTATACCAAGAAAATCTAAAATCCTACCAAGAAATCCTTTTGTACTTCTGAATATATTTTTATTTAAGAAACTAGCAGGTCCTTTTGTACCAGATGCTTCAACAACATCCTCTCTATCTTTCCTTCTAATATTTTGTAATCTTCTATTAAAGAATTCATTATCTCTACGTATTAATTCTTTCTTTGCTCTATTATCTTTATTAGTTGTCTGTCCAAGTTGATTTGCTGAACTAAATGCAAGTGATAATGATTTAGAAATATTGCCTAATGACTCACCAATCTTACGTATACTTGTTGTATTTTTAGATAAAAATCTTACTGTCTTCTGTTCTGCCATATCTCTAACTCATCGCAGGTGAAATATTAAACATCTTATAAGCATAATAAACATGAACATTTGAGGGATCTACAGGATCAATACTTGGATATCCCGTTGCAGATCCTCCTTTAAGACCCCCTTGCTGCTGTTCTTCACCACCACTAGATCCAGGAAACGGTAAAAATATTGGAGGTAATTCTTCTACTTGCCCAAAAGATGTAACATCCACATTCTTTTTAGAATTTATAGCCTTAATATCCTTTATTCCACCTGTTGTTGATATTCTTTGTTCTAATTCACTTATCCTTTCACCATACTTATTATTATAATCCTCCAATGCCTTTTCAAATTCTTCTGTTCCAGATTTACCTTCAACAAATTCATTTCTCTCAGGTTTCTGATTTATAATCTCATTAAGTAGATCTTGATCAGTTATAGGACTGAACATGCTAGGCATGACACTACCATCATTAGGAATTACATTAGATTGTTTACGTTGCGGTTTTTGAGCAGGATCAAATTGATTATATCCTTGAGAAAAAGCAAAGCTATTAATCATAAATGCTAATGCTTTAGATCTCCAATCACCAGCAGCTAAACCTTTAGTAAGTACAGATGAAACAGTAAGAAACCCAAGACCACCAGCATTAGCTTGTAAACTTTCATCGAATGGTTTACCAGATAATGCATCAATACCAAGACTAAGACCAGTAGCCCCAGTAGCTCCTAAAACAAGATTTGTTGTTGATGGTTTTCCAATAGAAGTACTACCAAATCTACTAAGGAATGGAACATTTCTAAATGGATTTTTTAATCCCCTTAAAAATGCAATTGATGCTCTTGTGAGCATATTACCCAGAGCTCTTATAGGTCCAGTAAATACTCCAGTCCTTCCAAATCTTCCTATCCTAAGACCTATTACACCTAGTGTTAAAAGAAGACCTTTAAACGCTAATTTAAATGATAATAAAATAGCACCTAATAAAGCTAATGATCCTATAACATCTCGTCCTAATTTATTTAATGCTTCTCTATTACCAGATGCTAAAAATCTAAAAGCTTTTATTACCTTATCACCTATCCATCCAGTTAATAATATAGTAAAGAAATTTGCTAATTTACCTAATGCAAACTGTGCTTTTTTACCCAAAGATCTAATTGGAGATATCAAAGCATTTTGCATTGCTTTTTCAATTATACCTTCCTTTCCTTCTCTTCTTCCCTGTAATATTGATTTTCTTTCTCTAGTTGCCTCTGCTGCTTCTCTATCGGCATCCAATTTAGATTGAACTGCTAAATTGGATTTAATAATAGCTAAAGATAATGTTAATTGTCCAACCTGTGCAGATATATTTGTTAATGTTTGAGATACATTATTTAAAGATAAACTATTCTGAGCTATTATATTATCAGATATAGTATCTCTTTGTGGTGCTATAGGTCTTGCAAAGATATTAGAAGACACATTTGTTCTAATACCTCTAATTGATCCTGCTATTGGTGATTGGATGGGTTCAGCCATTCGATGCTTGTTGTGCCTTTAAATTTTCTTCTTCAATATATTGCTGTAAAAGAGTTAAATAAATTTCTCTTTCCCAAGGTATCATATTTTCTAACTCTGTTAAGCTATATTTATGGTGCTGCATGAGGGCAAAGTTAATTTTATAGTATGACGCAAGATCTTCATGCGACATACTTACCCGAAAAAACTCTGTAATCCCTCCAAAACAATTTCACTTTCAACATCCGTATTTGGATTTTTTACCTTAACTTTATGTGAAAGTTTTGGCATAGTATCAAAGAATTTTTCAACATCTTTAAATTGCTTAGAGTTTAAACTCCCAACAAAATCAGATAACTCTTTTTTAGTACAATCAGATCCTGCCCAAGATTCCTCTTCAGAATATACTTGATCTACGCAAGAAGCAATTAAATCAAAAGTATCATCAATAGCTAAATCTCCACCAGTACTCAAATTTGTTTTAACAAATTCATTTAATGAAGGATACTTCATTCTCATTGTATAAGTATCATCTAATTTAATATCTTGAGAATGTTCTTTATCAATATGAACTTTAATCTCGTCAAGATGTATTACAGTAGGAACTTGCGTCTTCTCATCATCAGGACAAGTAACCATAATCTCAATATCTTCACCAACAGATTTTCCACGTATATTGAGGAAAATATATTCAATATCAAATGTAGATAATTTCTCTACTCTTATACCCTTTGAAAGTATACAAGATTCTATAACATCTTTAACAGCATTTGCTATTGCTTTTGGATCTTCACCTTCCATCGCAAGAATCAAAATCTTCTCTTCCTTTACTAAGAAAGGTCTATATTTTATTTTCTTTTTAGATGAAGGTATAACCAACTCATAAGTAGGTGTCGAAATCTGTGGTAAAGGCATAATATGCTCAATTCAGTAAAATTATTTAGACCAGTTTTTTAATTATTTTCAGAAGCAAATTGTTGTCCACTATTAGCACTATTAGCACTATCAACACCAGTAGTGGCACTATTATTTGTTGTAGATGCTTGAACTTGAGCTGGCCAACCAAACTGAACACCATTACCTTCACGTAAAGGATTTAAAACATCTTTCATATTTGTATAAGGTTTAAAATTATACATATTAGATTCATCCATACCCCAATTCAAATCTCTACCTTGTGTCTGAGATAATGATGTTGTTTGACCAGAAATATATCTATCATAATGGAAAGAACAAGTTGCCTTTAACACATTTGAATTCTGATATTGAACTCTTGTAGAATTTAGTGCTAATGGGAATAATCCAATAAATTTATACTCTAAAAACTGTCTATGATTCTTCTCAAACTTTATAATCCTAGTTTCATTTGACTTATAATACTCAGGATACCTCATTCTAAAATGATAAGAATTTTCTTGAGGTCTTACACCACTAGATCCACTAATATACTCCATCCAATGCTCTAAAAATCTAAGAGCCTTATACCTATTATCAACATAAAATTCTAAATCAATTTGAGTAAATTGTCTGGTATGTGCCATCTTTTCAATAACACCCTGATACTCTCCTCTAACATCAACAGTAGCAAAAGAACTTCCTGGTATAGAAGCACCACTACACAACAAACCAATATCCGATAAATCAAATCTATCATCAACACCTTTAGCCCTTAGATGAGTAGTTAAAGGATACGCACCAAGATTAGGTATAGCAAATCTAACCAAATAATTGGATGTCTGTGCGACATTTTGAAAAGTCGGTAATATCTGTGATATTTTCTTTGGAAATGGAGCTGGCACTCTAAATAGTTTTATTATATCATATCTATTTAGATGGCTTATAAAGGAAAATATCGACCATCTCATCCACAAAAATATAAAGGTGATCCTACAAATGTAACTTTCAGATCATTATGGGAACACAAATTCATGAGTTGGTGTGATAAAAATGCTAATGTTTTAGAATGGTCAAGTGAAGAAATTATTATACCTTATCGTGGTCCTGATGGAAAACCACACCGATATTTTCCAGATTTTTATATGAAACAAAGACAACTTGACGGAAAAGTTAAAAAATATCTTATTGAAGTAAAACCACTAAAACAATGCAGTCCACCTAAAAAACCAAAACGTCAAACTAAAGGTTATATCCGTGAAGCATTCGAGTATGCTAGAAATCAAGCAAAGTGGAAAGAAGCAAGAGAATGGTGTGCTGATAGACAATGGGAATTTAAAGTCATCACAGAAAAAGAATTAGGTATAAGTTATGGCAAGAAGAGCTAAAAGAAGAACTGGTGGTGATTCTTATGAAGAAGTAAAATATAAGATTGACGTAAAGGAAGGAAATAGACTTGCTCCTGTACTAAGAGATCTTATAGGAACAGAAGATCCAGAAGATTTAGCATTAGATATACTAGATGTATTAACAGAAGGTGGTAAGGTTCCTCAAGCAGGAAACTATTACGTATTCATCTATAATCCAAAAACACCAAACATCCAATACGATCAACATCCATTAGTTGCAGTATTTGATGTATTTGAATGGGGTTTCCGTGGATTAAACTATCATTGGGGTGAAGTTAGACAATATACATGGAATGAAATAGCAGGTGGATTGTATAATGTAAGTTCTTTAGAATTAAGATCACTAAGAACTATTCCTTTTGCCAGATTTAGGCTAAATAGTTGATATAATAGAAATAAGGTCGATAAATGAGCAATCTGGGACAAATTTTTGATAGAGAAGGAGAAGGTCCATATACTGCCAAAAATCTTGATAAAGTTAGAAGTGGTGAAGGAAAGTTTGTTACTAATAATGGTAAAACAACGTTTGTAGATCAGACAACAACAAATGATGAAAAAGGTTCTAATAACAAGGATAGTCAAGCTGATGTAAATTTAGGACAAAAACGCAAATTAGGAAAAGGTGCTGGAAGTGTTTTTGCGTATCCTTTAGGAAGAGATAATAGAGATTCAGAAGATACATTATTAATAAAAGCAATTGAATATATTCCACCAGAAACAGATGCTGGATTAGGACTTAAAATTGTTGATGGTGATGGAAAAAATGTTAAAATTAATAAAGAAAATTTTACAGACAAAAATGGGAACGCTAAAACTGGAGATGATGCTCCAAAATTAGTAGTCAATAACAATAGTATGACAGACCGTTTAAGAAACGGATTTGCTAATGATACTGCGTTTAAAGAAGCAATAAAATATTATGTTCATCTACCAATACCAGCAAATGTAAATGATACAAGTGCTTGTCAATGGGGTGCTGATACATTAAACTTTTTTGAATTAGCAGGATTGGGAATTGGTCAAGCTGTTGTAGGTTCGGATGATGCTGTTGGATTAGTACAAGATGCTGTTAAAGTACTTACAGGTAATGTTAAAATTCCTGGTCTTAATGAGACAACTCAAAGAGCATTTACTGCTGGTATATCAGGATTAGCATTAAATGCTTTAGGATCAAACGTAAGTGGAAGATCTGTTCTATCTAGATCTACTGGTCAAATATTAAATTCAAATACTGAACTATTATTTGAAGGAGTTGCTTTAAGGACTTTCCCATTTGATATGACTTTTACACCAAGAAGTCCAGAAGAAGCACAGGTTGTTAAAGATATTATAAGAAGTTTTAAAAAATCAATGTCAGCTAGGTTAAACACATCAGGAAACAGTGAATCTAGTGGAAAATTATTTCTCGGAGCACCAGATCTATTCCTAATTAGATATTTACATCAAGGAAAAGATCATCCATTTTTAAACGCATTTAAACCTTGTGCTTTAACTCAATTAACAACAAACTATACAGGAGCAGGAGTTTATTCTACATATAATGATGGAACACCAGTTCAAATTAAATTAAGAATGGTATTCAAAGAAGTTAACCCAATATATCAAGAAGATTATGATGAACAAGAAGCAGGACCAGGAGTAGGATACTAATGGGATTTTTTAGAGAATTACCAAATGTTGCTTATCAAACACCATTAAAAGATAAGCTTACCTCAGACGAATATATTCTAACAAAAAACTTGTTTAGAAGTGCTAAAGTTCTTGATTGGTTAGAAAATAATATAACAGCATTTAATAAATTCATCATAGAAGATGATGATAGACCAGATACCATAGCAAAACAACTATATGGAGATTCAACATTAGATTATATTGTTGTTATAACAGCAGGTATAACAAATATACGTAATCAATGGCCATTATCAGATCAGCATCTATATGAGTTTGCTGAAGATAAGTATGGAACTGAACTCAATGCACTACATCATTATGAAACCTTTGAAGTTATTGATGAAATGGAAAGAACCATTTTACCTCCAGGTTTAAATGTAGATCAAGACTTTAAAATTGATGGTCCAGGAACAAAGAAAAGTACAACTGGTTCTACTCCTACATGGCAAATAGTAAGACCTAATGGAAGTAAAACTGCAACTATAAAAAATGAATTAACTGTATCTGATATAGGAGTTGCTTTTTCAAACTATATGAATGAAGTTCTTATAAACGAAGAAAAAAGAAAGATAAGAGTTCTAAAACCAGGATATGTACAATTATTTCTAAATGATTTTAGAAGAGTTATGAGATATGATAGAAACACACAATATATAAATCCAAAACTAATAGGAACTGAAAATACACGTATTATAGAATAAAAAAAGACCCACCCGAAGGTGAGTCTTCCCAGTATTCAGGCTCTCTTGGATCATCTTTCGGATCCCAGTAGAAGAACTTCATTTGAGATAATCGACAATGTTTAAGAGGCTTGATTTTCATTAACTTTCCGCTAATTTAGCAAAGTATGATAATGCGTCATCGTCATCATCTGAAGCAGATGCTTTAGATACAGATTCTACTGTCTCAGCAACAGGAGCAGATGCTCTCACATCTTCAACTTCTTGCTCTACAGTTTCAGCATCGTTACGAACTTGCTTATTACCAAGAACATAACCAAGACGAGTCTTGAGTTCATCATATGACTTGAACTGATCGGCAGCAACCAATTCTGCTAAGGAATGCTCCTTCTTCCAGACTGCTTCCATAGCATCGTCATCATCTAGTAAAGAACTAGTGGCAGCGAACTCAGAAGAGTCATAGTTACGATAACCAGCAACGTTCTTTGCCTTCAACTTGAAGTTAGCACCTTGCCAGAAATC